TTATTTCTGCATTTTCTACAACAGAAACACTACCTTCTGGCGTAACAAATCCAGATATATCTTCAACGTTTATAAGATTATAAGTTTCACCACTTAAATTCGATGAATTTATACAATAAAAATCTCTATAAAGCCTTAAATAAGTCATACTTAAAAAAAAAGATATTTCTTCTTAAATAAATAGTAACAAAAAAGGAGACTGTATCTAAACAGTCTCCTTTTTAATAATAATTTATTTTATCTTATTTAAGCATTCAATAGGCATCTATCTGGTTGTACATTAATCTTAACTTTTGAAATGTCATCAGCACTATAGTCGTAACTGTCGAAAGATGCATTTGTTATAAAGCAACCAATCATTGTCCACTTTTCCACTTCAACACCTACTGGGTCTAGTGCTTTTAAAACTAAGTTCTTTTTGTATCCAACTGCGTAACCCATTCTTCCTGTAGCAGACTCAGCGTGAAGTCTTACCCATTCCATTATTTTTTGAGTAGTAGATGGGCCAATAACATCAATAAACTCAATGTCAATTGCAGACCACTTATATCTACCAGCTACGAATGTACTAGTGTTCATATATTGAATTTCAGTACTACCGATTTCTATTGTAGGTTTTCCAGAAGTTTGAACGTTAAAAGATTCGATTCCTAACTCTGAAGGAAATTCTAACACGAATCTATTTTTTCTTTTTGGTTCCTGCTCTACAGGAACTGGTCTAAACATTGTAGCCATCTTATAGTTATTTAATTTGTTTAACACTTATAAATATTAAATAAAAAAAATTATTTGACTATATTTAAATTTTTTTTTTAAAAATTACATTTGAATCTGTTGTTATCAAAAAAAAAGGAGCCCTAAAGCTCCTTTATTTATTTTATTTTAAAAATTGTTTTAAAAATCTTCAAATCTAGCACCAGTTGGTAGAACTTGGAATGTCAAATCAATAAACTCTGCAGTTCTAGTAGGTTTCAACTGAATCTTACCAACTAAAGTGTTTCTATCTACAACTTCAGGCGGGTTATTAGTTTCGTCCATTATAACTCTAAATCCAGTTAGACCTCTTTGATTTTGAATCTGTAACAACAATGGCTCAACTTTAGATAAGAATTGGTCTCTTAAAGTTTGGTCATTTTGTTCAAATAATAAAGTTTGAGATGTTGCGGCAACTACTCTTCTAATTTGAAGAAGTAATCTTCTTACATTGATTCTATCAAGAGCAGATTGTCTAACTTGTAATGTTTTTTGACCATATATTACCACTCCATTCTGAACAAATGTTGCTATAGGATTAATCCTTCCTTCATACAAAGTGTCTCTATTAGATTGGCTTAACTTAATGTCAGCTCTTCTAACTGAATCTCCAACAGTACCTCTATTGATACCTGCAGGTGCAAACCAAGGAAATGCTACATTATCTGTTAATGCAATAGATTTAACAACTTCTGCGGTAGGAGGCAAATATACAAATTGACCAGTTGTTTGGTCTTCAATTTGAACCCAAGGCCAATAAGTAGCTGCGTAATTTGAATCTATTCCCGTATCTTGCATAGCTAAAACAGCCTCTTCTGGAGTTCCTTTTGCTACGTCTGTAGTAAGTCTAGGTGAATCAATAATATAAAGAGTATCAGCTCTATCTTCTATAATGTTAAGAGCGTACTTTATTAACTCTTCGTTATTTCCGTAATCAATACCTGGTGTTGCAAATAGGTTAACATCTACTTCTTCTGGATTTGTGAATACGTCTACCGCTTCTTTAAATGCTTCTTTATTAGATGAGTCTGCTACGTTGGCACCAAATTCAGGTTTTTTAAACTTGTTCCATCCATCAAAACCTCCAGCTGGAGCGAATGTAAACTTTCTTTCACTCTTAGTGTATCCAGTTAATGCTAAGTCTCCTGAAACAAATTGAGAAGGTGCACCATTTTCAATGTGAAATCCTGGTGTATTTGTAGTTCCAACGCTTCCTGTTCCAATATATTTAAACTTATCTATTTCTATGTTATTTATTACATTTGAAAAACTAACCTTATCTGCAGTGTATCCTGTATATGCTAATTCAGATATGCCTAAAAATGTTTTATTTACCGAGTCTCCCGAAAAGTAAGACTTCTTATAAAAGAAAGGTGCAGCAGTAGTTCCTGCTTCAACTTCAACTTGAGTATATCCTTCAAATCCTGCTGGAACTACGTTACCAGGGTGTCCTTCTTTCATGTCAAGAGTAATGAATAAAGATTGTCTTGGATACTCTTCATCAGTTGTACCAATTACTCTAGCTATATAATTTCTTTGAGTTGGGTCCATTGAAACTCCTCTAAATCTCTCTAAAGCAGTTTGGAATGCAGTTGAATCAGTATCATTAAAATCTCTAACTAATACGTCAAAAGTTTTTGTGATAGTATCTATATTTGTGATAGATATTTTAATCTCTCTGTTTGCAGCATTACCATCAGATACTGATTGACATTTAAATAACTGTCTAACTTGACCACCTACTAAATTAGACACAACCCAAGGTGATGAAGGGTTTGTATAAGGACCTGAAAAGTCAGTGTATTTTGTATCATTTGAGAAAGTGATAGAATCAGAAATTCCTGTTACTGAACCTTCTTGAACAGCTTCTCTTAAAAAGTTAGGAAATATAGTATCTACATATATTCCATAATCACCCTCTATTTTTTTAGGATTTCTTCCTATAACATTAACGATGTAATCTTCTCTACTTTCGTCTAATGAAACATTTAATGTGTTTCCTGAAAAATCTCCAGTTGAACCACTTAATACAAAACTACCTAATGGAGACGATGAAACACCTTTTTCGATATCTGTAGATACTGTATTCAAAAAGGTACTACCTTCATCATTAGATTTACTTTTTATTACGGCTATAATAGCTCCGTCTGATATTGTACCTCCAGAAGGAGATGTTGCTTTAATAATCCATGCATTAGAATCTGTAAAACCTTCTTTACCAAGAACTCTAGTCACTGTTAATTCATTTGATTGTGTCAAAAAAGAATTTGCCACATAAGGTAGTTGCAAGTCAGAGCTTGTTCCACCGAACCTAAACAAGTATTCATCTGTGCTTCTTACACGGACTGGTTCAAATGCTGGTCCTTTTTGTGTTAATCCAACAAGTCCTAATTTTGTTAGACCTACTCTTGATGCAAATACAGAAAAGTCTTGTTCTCTTGTGTAAACACCGGGCGATACGAATATAGTTGCCATCTTATTTTTATTTTTTTAGTTTTGTGCAGTTTTACAATAAATAGGATAAAAAAATTCAAAACTAACATTCATCCTCTTGAATTTGTATAGAAATTTTTGTAATAGTTTGAACTCTCTCAAATTTTTTTGGGTCTACTATCCTAGAGTGTACTGTTAAGGGGTATACTAATTGAAAAAATCTATCTGAATCTATACTATCTACAGTATTATCTTCGCTAGGGTCTCCTAGAACTGAAGGTATATTATATCCATTAATTTTCATATATCCTTGTCCATCAGAAAATCCCTCTTCTAACATTTTTTCATAAGATATATTAACATCTTGCATATAGTGAGCAACGAATCTTAATTCATAGTCAACATCAACCCAAGTTGGTTGAGGTATTTTAAATATCTCGTACCCAGCTAAAACACCATCTGTAGTTGGTACTTTGCAGTATGTAAATTTTAATTTTTTAGGTATTGTTCTTTTTAATGGTGAAGTACCTCGCTTTACAGACTTTCTTCTCATAGTCATAAAAGGCATTCTAATCTCTTCTCCACTTTCGTCTTTAAGAAATTTCCAGTTCATTTTAAATTCTGCCCATCTCTCTTGAGTTAAAAATATGACTGGTACTCTTATATCTTTTCCGTCTGCATCTTCAATAGTTATTCCTAAATCTACAATAAAATCTCTCATTCCTCTATCAACATCTTCTAACAAAAGTTTTTGTGGTAGATAATTAGTGTTTTTAAAACTATCATTAAGGTTATCGTTAATGTTTTTTTGAATAGACATTTGTTTTTTTTTATTTTATCCTTAATAATAAATATCAGATAATTTTCATTAAACATTTGAATTTGATTTTTATTCTGTATATATTCGCCAAAACTATTTTAATTTGAAAAAAGTAAGAATAACTCATAGTTTAATAAAAAAACTAATAAAGTCTGAAGAGATTTTAACGTTTTCCTACTTCGTCAAACTAAAATATCTATATTCTAACTCAACTATTTATAATTTTTCAATAAGGAAAGCCTCTAGGTTAATAGGAGTTTCTCCAAATTCAATAAAATTCCACTTAAAAAAAATGGAAGAAATGAATATTGTGAGTACTATGAAAAATAAAAGTGGTGGTGTTAATATGACCTTCTCTTCAATAGAAAAGGTTTCAAAAATTTATGGAATAAACCACAACAATAGATGTGGTTCTATAATGTTTCGTGAATCTGAAAGTGTACAAGACGTTAAAACTAGATTATATTCTAAAGTTTTAATTAATAATATCAACAAACAAAAGTATACTATTAAAGGAAAGTCCAACTCGCTTATGCGGAAAAGAGACCAATTAAAAAAGTTAAGAAAAAGTGGGGTTAACCCAGAAATATTAACAAGGTCAATTGCGAGTGAAAGGATAAACTTTGATACGTTTATTTGCTGTGAAAC